TGAAGTATTCTTTGAAGTATTCTTTGAGGTACTCGTTGAAGTATTCTTTGAAGTACTCGTTGACCCTCTCGTTGAAGTACTCGTTGAAGTATTCTTTGAAGTACTCGTTGACCCACCTATTGAACCTATTGAATTTTTTGAAACACCTATTGAATTTTTTGAAACACCTATTGAATTTTTTGAACCTATTGAATTTTTTGAAACACCTATTGAATTTTTTGAATTTTTTGAACCTATTGAACTTTTTGAATTTTTTGAATTTTTTGAAACATCATTTGAACTTATTGATCTTGTTGATCTTGTTGAACCAATAAAAACTTTTGTTTCATCGTTGTTTTTAGGGGGTCTAGGTTTGGGTTTTTTATTTCCTCTTTTTACTTCGGTGTTTTTGTTTGACATTGTAAAATAAATTAATGTTTTTTATTAATAAAAATAAAAAATAAATTAATATTTTTCGTGAGTGTAATGCATTATCAAATAAACATTCCAAGGATAATTCCTCGTTTTATATGGTTTCAAGAACTGATTTTTGAATGAAATACTCAATGAAGAGTAACTGGTGAAATCATTTATTTCTTGAATTTTCTTTGTAAGATTAGGATTGATTTCTTCGTTGATCTCTTCTGTATCATCTGTAAATTTACGACTAAACAATTTTCCTTCAAATGGATTAATTACTTTACCTATACAGAAATTCTTAATTTCAGGAACGTGTATGAATACATAAGGAGCTTCTTTAAGAAGACAATGTTTGAATTTAGAAGTGTATTCAAATGTAGATGAAAGGTCTTTATCTTCAAAGCCTAACAATTGTCCTATATTATTTTTTTTAGAAAATAATATTTCAAACAATTGAACTTTGTTTTTTGGATTTGTAGATCTACATTTAATGGTTACTTTTTGAGACCATTTATTCAAATGTACAATATATAATTTTTCTTTGCTTGGAAAATCCACGCTTGGGTTTTCCTTGTCATTTTTTTTACAAACGGTTTCATTCATCTTTCTCTCCAATTCTTCAACGAGTTCTTCACATTTATAATTACCAAGTTCAAGTTCAATTTCACGAACATCAAATTGTGAAATCTTCCAATAAAACTTGTTACATGTTTCATTTACATTGTAGTCACTAAATGGAAAATCTACAGATTTGATTTTGAATTGTTTGGGTATAACTTTTTCAGGAAAATCTATAACCACCGTCTTCTCGTTGAAATGGATAACTTTCTTTTGATATTTACTTTGGGTTAAAGGTTCTTCATCTAAATCTGCTCTTTCTTGATCATCAACGGTAACAATTTCACCATCGTCATCTACTTCAAATTCGTCCAAATCGTTACTTGGTATTGTTCCATCCAAGACAGTTTCCTTTTTATCCACTTGGATATTACCCATTCTCTGTTTTTGAAGTCTCTTGAACTGGTCATTTACATCATGAATATCATTGCCATAATTTGTCATTTGAGCAGATGGTAGTCTTAGACTATTTTTTTTATTTTCTTCTTCTATCTGTTTTTGTAGACTAATTTGTTCTTGTTGGAAAACCTGGTGTTGTCGTCTCTGTTCTTCTACTTCTTGGATGTATTTTAAAATTTGGTTGGCAGACATTGTCACGGACATTTTATTCATTTCTGTATTTGCTTGGTTTAAAGAATATCTGGAAAGGTCATTATTCAACGAAAATGTTCTATACACTTTCTCCATTGTATCAACTATTTTGTTTCTAATGAAATCTTTATTAACGTAAGAAAACACATTCACATTCCTTAACTGTAATGCACGTATTGTGTAATTATAAACTAGACCTGTATTTTCTTTTGTAAAGAAAAGTTTATTGAGTTTCTTTGTCATTTTATAATGGCTAATTATATTTTTCTCTATAAGCCTTTTTCAAAATTTCTTTGGAATTAAAATAAAATTACTCTGATGGAATAAACTGCCACTCTAGGTCTCTGCATATATTTTTCCATATATTATCTTGCTCTTTCAACTTCTCGCCTGGTTTAAGAAGCGGGAAATAATCAAGATACTCGTCTCGGTCTATCAATTGACAAAATTTGTGAAGAACAAATCTATAATTCAAAAAACTACTTCGATTATCAGGGCAGTGTTTTATATACGGCTCTTGAATTTCATTAAACATATCACAGAGTTGGTCTTTGAGCTCTGGTTCCATTTTCACGGGAGGTTTCCCTTGTATAACACTTATGATTTTATATATACAATCATAAAATCTGTTCAACCCGTGTTTCTTCAAAAATTCCCTGGTTATTTTACCATTCAAATCTGTTTCGTTTATTCTGTTCTTTTTCATTTCGAGTTTAACTACATCTATAACCTTTTGTGGCACATCTGTCTTTTCCTCTGCTTGTATATGTGAAATATGATCCTTGAAATGGTTAACCTTTTTATAAGAGTAAGGCCCACCTTTGTCATTTTCTTCTGTTTTTATACACTTGGTTCCAACACTTGACAACGTTATATTGTAAGGATAACTATTTGGATTTTCCGGATCAAGATCGTTCAGTCTAACTAAACCACAGTCTACACATATAATATCACCCTTTTGGGCGTCATTCACCAGTTCTTCTCCACCACATTCTTCACAAATATAATCCATACTATAATCCTTGCCCTTTTTTACATACAGATCTATACAATCTATGGCATTGTTGTAATCTTTGAAAAGCGACCGTTTAGATTTTCTGTTAGGATTATTCAAGTCAAGATCGTCTGTAAAATAAGAAATTAGTATGTCCTTGGTCTTGTAATAATAATCCAACTCTTCTTCGTCTATCTTGGTTTTGATATTATCGATTTCTTGCTCCAACTCAGCAGTGTCTCTACTTGTGTATTTCTCTTTCTTCAACTGTTTTTCAAGTCTATTCATGGTTTTCTTTCTGTCTTCTATTTCTTTCATCTTCTTTCTATGTATCTCATACACTGTCATATCCACATTTCCTTCTTTGACTACTTTTTTATCTGGTCTCAACTTGAAAGATGTATCTTTAAGTTGAATATCGATATTCTTGTCCTTTCTAAATATTTTTCTACATGTAGTTACTCCATTTTTCTTGCTTGGTCCAGTATTTTTCATCATGTTCTTGATGATACCAGCATTTTTATACAGAGACATATTTGTATTCTCACGGTTATCTGGTTTATAACACCCAGACCACGATTCTTTGGAATATCTATTTACTTGTTTATTTAACATTTTTATTAAAAATAATACCTGTTCTTTTTTAAATTTTACCCTAAAAGGTATTTTTACGTCCATTTTCGTCCATTTGTTTTTCACTATTTCTCTACATTTGGTTTTTATAAAAGCGAATTTTTATTATACAATAAAAATTTAAAAATAAAATGACCGGTGGACTTATTCAAATTGTTGCTCGTGGACCACAGAACGCGTATCTCGATGGAAACCCAATGGTAACGTTCTTCAAAGGTGTTCATCGACGCCACACACCCTTCGCCATCGAGTCTATGGAACAGACATTCAATGGTTCTGTCCAATTTGGCCAACGCGTCTCTTGTACCGTTTCCCGTAACGCAGATCTTATGTGGAAAGTCTATCTACAAGTCGACACACCGGCTCTCGCAAAAGCAGGCGGTACAGTCGCATGGGTTCGAAATCTCGGTAATACGCTTATCGACAATGTTGAATTCCAAATTGGTGGTCAGATGATTGACCGACAATACGGTGATTGGATGAACATCTTCAATGAACTCACGCAGACAGCCGAACGATCTGCTGGTTATGACAATATGATTGGTAACACTACCGCTCTCACCACTGGTGCTGCTTCTTTAGCCAGTGCTCGACTCTACGTTCCTCTCTGTTTCTGGTTCAACCGCAACAGCTCTCTCGCTCTTCCTCTTATCGCTCTATCTCGTCATGAAGTCAAGTTTATCTTCCAATTCCGACGTTTCACCGACCTTGTTATCACAGACGACGGTGGTGCTGTAGACACTGTTCCTACAAATTTCACTGCGTCTCTCTGGATCGATTATATCTACTTGGAAGACCAAGAACGTGACCGTTTCACATCAAGTATTAACGAGTATCTCATCGAGCAAGTTCAATACAAGGGTGAAGAGAATACCTCTAATACAGCTAATACATTCAGATTGTCATTTAACCATCCAGTTAAATATCTCGCATGGGTATGTCAGCCTTCTGCTAACATCGCCTCTAACGTCAATGAATGGGATAATTACACAACTGCAACTGGATACGGTGGATCCGATACTCTTTCCACGGCCAAGATCCAACTTAACGGTAACGATCGTTTCCGTGAACGTCAGGGTCGATACTTCAATCTCGTCCAGCCATACCAACACTTCGTCCGTGTCCCAGCCACTGGTATCTACGTCTATTCTTTCTCATTCCACCCAGAAGAACACCAGCCCTCTGGTTCAGTCAATATGTCCCGTCTTGACAATGTCAACCTGCTACTCACACTCGTATCTGCAGTTTCAACAAACGTCCGCATATACGCTGTCAATGTAAACATCCTCCGAATTCTCAATGGACTTGGTGGTTTGGCATTTGCAGCATAAGTTTTAAGTTACAATTATTTTTTCAAATCTGATTAAAAATTTGAAAAATTAATTAATAATACGACATCTACATAAAGGACAATGTGAATCTATTACAATAAACATCTCGACTAAATCGGGGTTTATTACCAAACAAACAGAATGGTCCAAACATCTTCCTCCTTTTTGTTTTGGGTTATAACACCCTTGTTCTTTTAATTTCAGGAAAAAAAAACAAAAACAAATTCAAATTTATTCTTCTGTTGATTCGTCTATGATGTCAAGGCCCATGATATATTTTCTATTCGAAAGTTTGACGTTTTCTTCGTTGCGGGGATATCTCTTTGATGTTTTTTTAATTTTTATTTCAACATTGTGAATACTCGAATAATTTGAAAATGGTTCATCATACATTGATTCGTTCCATCTTGATTTCCCCATGTTATTTTCATTACAATATT